TCTTGGAACTCAGCAAAGCTCATCTTCGCCGCAGCCATAGGATCAGCATCCCGCATGGCCTGTGCCGAGCCTGAGAACTGGCGCTCGAGCTCCTTGAGCATGATCGCCTGAGCGCCGGCAGCATTGCCAGCCTCGGCCATGGACTTGATCTGCTCCTGCTGTTGCTCGGTGAACTGGATGCCCACGCGGCGCAGAGCAGACAGGCCCTTCACGGGATCATTGAGCGCCTTGCCCACCAGCAGGGCAGACGCCTGCAGATCCGTTCCCATACGTGCCGAGAGGTCGATCGCCGCCAGTTGGGCGCGGTCGAACTGTTCACCAGCTACGTTGCCAAACGTCAGGAGGTTAGCGGTAACCTTCCGGAGGATGTCGTCATCGTCATACAACGAAGTGCGCATTTGGCTCGAGGCGAGTAGCGCAAGCTGTTCAGCGGTCCGCCCCGCGCCGTTGCCCATGCTCTTCAGGGCGGCCTCGACCTGGCCCATGGCTGCCGCGGATTCCTGCGCAGCCTGGATGGCGGTATAACCGAAGGCGGCAAGCGGAGCGGTCACAGCGACCGATATCGTTTTACCGATGCCTTCCATCTTCTTGCCGAACTTCTCGATGTTCTTCGTCATCTGAGCGTGACGCTTTTCAACCAGCGTCGCGCCCTTCTCGAAGGCAGCCGTTTCCATTTCGAGGGAGACGGCAAGTCTGGCAATAATATCGCCCAACGCCATTAAGCCGCCTCCTTCTTCTTTCGCATCCGTGCGATCATCGCGCGAAGTTCATAGGCACCTTGTTCCCGCGTCTGCTCAGGGGTCAGCACGGGCTTCAGGTATTCACTCAGCGGCTTCATGGACTTGGTTCTGGTGAAGGCTGCGGAATGCCATCCCGTCGAGATGGCCAAGTCCGAATTGCCCTTCAGCCTGGCGCCTACGATCAGCGCAAAGGAGCGCGGTGTGACACGCCAGAAGGCGTCGGGCTCTAGGCCGGCTTCGCACCACTGGCGCCAGAGCGCCTCCCACGAGGGCCTTGGGCCTTTCCCTCCGCACTCTGGGTCACGTCGGGGAAACCCGCTTCCACGGCCTTGGTAAGGGCCTCTCCGGCCGCGTCGGGATCAGTCATGAAAATGGCGCTCGCGTCCCGCAAGGTCACCATCGGATGCTTCGCCCGCAACGCCCCATAGAGCAGCGCGCGCGAAGCCCCGACGAAGCCCTGCGAGGCATCTACCATCATCTTCTGAAGCGGCTTGCCATAGGCAGACTCCGCTTCAACCAGCGCTTCCATGTCCATCACTAGAACGAACTCGCGCTGATCCTTGAGCTTGAGGGGCGCTTCACCCTTCACGATGTTGGCCATGTTCTTACGGCGCCGGTGCGACGTACGGGCCGCTATCAACCACGTCATTCACCGCAACGGTAACGGTGAACTCCATGTTGGAGTCAGGCGAGACTTCGCCTTCGTCGATGCTGGTGATCTCGCCAACTACATCGTCCGTCCAGGCCAGCACGCCGATCTCTGGATAGTTGAAGCGAATGAACTTCTCGCCACTGTTCAGAGCAGCAACGAGGGCCAAGTGCGTATCAGAGCCGCGGCGCGCGTTGACCACGATCGACGCTTCCCCGCTGTCGATCAGGCCCTTGGTGTAGGTCCGGCGCCGATTAGGGGTCTTCAGCGTGGTCGTTTCCACCCGCTCGGCTGTGGGCGAGCCCGGGGTGAAACTGCGAACCTCGTTGAGCTCTGCGAGATTGGCGGCAGTGTTGTCCGAGGACATCCATACCTCGCCGTTCCAGCCAGTGCTGGCTTCCTGCAGTTCGGGCATTCATTTCCTCCTAAGTTGGACCGTTCAAGCCAGTGTGTGTTCGACAAGCAGGTCCAGGCTTGTCCGATGAATCCATGTCCCGGCGAGTTCTTCGCCAAGATCGCGGGGGCCTTCCGCTTTCACGCGCCCAAACCTCACGCCACTGGCGACAGCGGGAGTGGCAACAGCGGCGATAATCTTCTCGGCTAGGTCGCGCGCCTCAATGTAGGAGGCCGAGAAACAATCGATCTGCACCCTTGAAACTCGCCCGCCATCGTAGCCCTGCAAGTGCTGGGGCCGCGGGTCGCTAATGACCTGATAGCGAACGTAAGGGAGATCTGTGTCTTGGTCGACAATGGTCGGATAGATCTTCGTACCGACTATGGCTGCAACCGGAGCGGAATTAACGAGCCTGGTACGTAACCCTACGGCGAAGTCGGCCATTCACTTACCCTTTGCTGCCTTGCGGGCGATGCGCGCCGTGGCCTTCTCGATATTCTCGGTCAGTGCCGCGATCACATCATCCATGACGTTCGGGCCTTCGCTGTCAGCAGCCGGCCGCATGTATGGGTTGGCGGGCATGTTCACCGTGCCATCTTCCTGCCATGCAGCGTTTCCGCCCTCTTGGCGGCCTGTTGGACCTGTAAGCACTGTGATTCCGCTAGCTGTCTCATAGCGGTTGCGAGAGGACCGCTTTGCTCTTGCCGCCTTGGTGGTGATGCTGTCTCGCAGCGCCCCGCCGTTTTCCTTGTCTACCGGAGCAAGCTGCTTGGCTCGCGCCTCAACCTTGCCCATCGCGTCGATCATCGAACGGCGCAGAACGTTCTTTGCAGTGGCTTTGGGTAGCTCCTCTGCGAGCGCCTTTTCCAGCTCGTGGAAGTTTCGCAGGCTCTGCTTCACGTTGCCCTGATGGCTGTAACCTCAACCAACCCTCTGCTGGGGGTATCAACGGCTATACCCTGGATGTCCCAGTTTGCCGTGCCGTGCAGGATGCGATCCGTCACCCTGAGCGCCAACGTAGTCAAGTTGGCCAACATCTGGAAATTTGCCGCTTGCTGCCCCTGCTCCATTGCAGCCTGCCGGCGCTCATCACCGCGGCCATAGAAGATAGCGACCCATTCGGTAGTCGGTGTGCTTCCACCACCTATCGGACCCCAAACCTTTGTTTCCTGCCCAGACTCATCCTGCCCGGCGGTATAGGTCTGCAGGGTAACGAGCTGGTCGCGGCGCCCAGCGGTCACACCAGCACCTTACGGTAAGGCTGCACCAGGGCATCAACAGCCAACGGGACTTCGGTCAGCGCCTTTTCAGCAATGGCTGACCGGTTTTCATACCATGCGCCCACCAAGAGCAGTTGCGCGCTCATGAGATCAGCAGGAGCTTCCGCCCATCCTGCCGTGTAAGTCACCTCAATCTCACTGTCCGAAGCGATCGAGGGCCAGCTCGCCTCAGGAGCATAGAGCCAACCGCCTACGATCCGCGCGTCAGTGATCGTCTGAGGCGCATCATCGGTGTCGGTGTACGCTATGCCCACCGCGTCAGGGTCAGGGCCCCAGAACAATGGCAGACGAGTGGAGAATGAACTAAACTGCTGCGTCACCACACGCCTAGTCAACAGGTTGCCCGACATCTTCTCGATCAGCAAAGCCGCCGCATTGATGTACTGCTGGATCAGCGTGTCTTCTTCGCCATGCGTGACACGAAGGTGCTGCTTCGCCAGCGGGAGTTCCACGGCCATCGGTTAGGCTCTGCGCTTCCGCGTCTTACGAGGCGCGGCCTTGTTCTCAAGGGCGCCGACGTTCTCGGGCGCAGCCTTGTTCTCAGCCGGTGCATCAGCCTTCGCCTTGGTCACCTCGACCACGCCGCGCGCTTCCAGACGCTTGGCATCAGACGCGCTCAGTTCGCGCTCGGCGCCCTCGGCAAAGCCACCGACAGCACGGAGCATCTTAACCTTCACCTTGTCAGCCATTGGACTTCTCCTTTCCAGAACCACGCCAAAACGGGACTCAAGAAAGGAGCGGAGCCGAAGCCCCGCTCCCCAGTGACGATTAAGCTACGTTGCCGAAGTCGCCGTAGATCAGCGCGGCCGGACGCTTCACAGCGAGCGCCACGCGTTCTTCACACCGCATGGTGTAAAGATTCTTCTCGAAGTCATCGACGTTCTCAGACGAGATGAGGACTTCCGGCGCCATCCGGTCGTAAAGCGTCTGGAGGCGGAAGCCGCCAACCAAGAACTTATCGACTGCCATTGCCGGGGTTGAGATAACGGGAACACCCCACAGGCGGGGCTCGATGGTGCCGGCGGGCGGCCCCATGATGTAGTTCCCATCAGCATCCTTCAGCAACCGAACGCGGCCGAAGTCAGTGGTGCTGAGGACCGCGCCGTCGGCAGGAT